CCGCACTGCGGTCATTTTCTTCTATCTGTCCAACGAGGGAATCAGCATTCTGGAGAATACGGCTCTGATTGGGCTTCCGGTGCCGCAGAAGCTCCGGGATGTTCTGGAGCAATTGAAAGGCCCCGCAGACAAGGAGGGCAGCGACAAATGAATCTGCACAAACAAATCTTAACGCAAAACGCCTGCTATAAAGCAGGCAAAACGATCACGCCCAAGGGGATCATGGTGCACAGCACCGGTGCGAACAACCCGTGGCTGGAACGGTATGTCGGTCCCGATGATGGATTGCTGGGCGTCAACGCCGCAGGGACCCACTGGAACACGCCCCTTCCGGGCGGTCGGCAGGTCTGCGTTCACGCTTTCATCGGCAAGCTGAAGGACGGTACTATCGCCACCTACCAGACGCTGCCGTGGAATATGCGAGGCTGGCATGGCGGCGGCAGCTCCAACGATACCCACATCGGCTTCGAGATATGCGAGGACGGACTTTCCGACCCCGCATATTTTTCTGCCGTATATAAGGAAGCGGTCGAGCTGTGCGTCTATCTCTGTAAGCAGTACGGTCTGACCGAGAAGAACATCATCTGCCACTGCGAAGGCTGCAAGCTCGGCATCGCCAGCAATCACGGTGACGTCATGCATTGGTTCCCGAAGCATGGCAAGAACATGGACACCTTTCGCGCCGATGTGAAGGCTGGGCTCTCTGCGGAAACGCCTACGCCGCTAACACCAACCACTCCGAAGAAGTATTACCGCGTCCAGCTTGGCGCGTTCTCAGTCAAGGCAAACGCCGACACCATGCTCAAAAAGATCAAGGCGGCTGGCTTCACCGATGCGTTCATCAAGTACAGCGAATAATTTAAGAGCGCAAGGGCGCAAACATGTGTGCCACTTTGCGCTCTTGCTTTTATGGCCATTGGAGGTTAGCCCCTCTGATGGCCATTATTTTTTTGCTCTTTTTTCGTCAAAACGGATTGCTGATGTCCAGCGAGTTTTGAGGATGGGTTCCTCAGAACGGAGGACAAGGCTATGACAACCGAACAGAAAGACAGAATTGCCGAAATGCGGAGACAAGGCTGTACCTATGCGAAGATCGCTGAAACGCTCTCTATTTCGGAGAACACAATAAAAACTTACTGCCGCAGGACTCGGCTTAACGAAGATAATTTGAAGGCCGCTCTTGTATGTAAGCTGTGCGGTAATCCCATCGAGGTAAAGGACAAACACAGGGCACGTCAGTTCTGCTCGGACAAGTGCCGCGCGGCATGGTGGTATGCCAACCGTGGCAACAAGCCCAGAACGGAATACCATCTGACCTGCGCGAACTGCGGTAAGCCATTTGTGAGCGCGGGGAACAAGGCACGGAAGTATTGCTCTCATCAGTGTTATATTGCTGCTCGATTCGGAGGTGGCGGCCATGAATGACCTTGTCCTTGGATATAAATCCGCTATGGCGCAAGCGCGTCGAATGCTCTCGGCGAGCATCATCACCGAGGCTGAGTACGCCATAATTGATACAATGATGGCCGAGAAATACGGCTTATCCTCGTGTAGTTTATTCCGGGAAAATGACTTGCTACATAGTAGTATCAGAGGTAATATGTCACACTACGAGGGGGTGACAATATGCCAAAAACAATAAAAAAGGTGGCGCATCCGCCGAAGCTGGAGCGAAAAAAGCGCGTCGCTGCCTATGCCCGCGTATCCAGCGGCAAGGACGCAATGCTGCACTCGCTCTCATCGCAGGTCGCGTATTATAGCTCATTGATACAGAAGCACGGCGACTGGGAATACGCCGGTGTGTACGCTGATGAGGCGATGACCGGCACCAAGGAATGCCGCGACGAGTTTCAAAGGCTGCTTGCTGACTGCCGCGCCGGACGCATTGATCTGATACTTACCAAGTCCATCTCCCGCTTCGCTCGAAACACGGTTACTCTGCTGGAAACTGTGCGTGAGCTGAAACTGCTGGAGGTGGACGTTTTTTTCGAGGAACAGAACATCCACACCATGAGCGCCGAGGGCGAGCTGATGATGACTATTCTCGCGTCCTACGCGCAGGAGGAAAGTCTATCCGCAAGCGAAAATCAGAAATGGCGCATCAAGCGAAACTTCGAGGCCGGAAAACCGTGGGACTGCACGATTCTCGGATACCGGGCAAAGGATGATGGGGTTTTCGAGATCGTGCCGGAAGAAGCGGAAACAGTGCGGCGTGTTTTTAAGTGGTATCTTGAGGGGCTGGGCAGACAGGCGATCGCCAATCGGCTCAACGAGCTTGGCATTCCTACGCGATTAGAAAAGACATGGCACCAGGGTACCATCAGCAAGATGCTCCGAAATGAGATATACGCCGGTGACCTGCTCTTGCAAAAGACTTTCCGCACCGACCATCTGACGAAGCAGACGAGGATAAACCACGGCGAGCTTCCCATGTACCATGTTCAGGATGCACATGAACCTATCATTGACCGGGTGACCTTTGAGGCGGTGCAGCAGGAGCTTGCCAGACGAGCAGATAGCGTTCAGGTAAAGCCCGGCACGGCTACGGCGTTCACCGGCAAAATACGCTGCGGCATCTGCGGGAAGAATTACCGCCGCAAGACTACGCGTACCGGTATCACGTGGGCCTGCGCCACCTACAACACCAATGGAAAAAAATACTGTGCTTCCAAGCAGATACCGGAAGAAACGCTGAAATCCGTGACCGCCGAGGCGCTCGGCTGCGATTTCTTCGACGAGGACGCATTTGCAGAGCGTATTACCTTTATAACCGCGCTGCCTAACAACACGCTTGAGTTTAGCTTTACGGATGGGCATTCGGGAAAAGCCGTATGGCAAGACCGCTCACGCTCCGAGAGCTGGACGGAGGAAATGCGGCAGGCAGCGGCAGAGAAAACTAGGAAAAGGAGTGAAAAGAAATGTCAAGAGCAGTAACAATGATACCGGCCACCAAGAACCGTTTTACAGCTCTGCCGACGGCTTCGGTGGCGAGACGCAAGGTGGCTGGCTACGCCCGCGTTTCTACGGACAGTGAGGAACAGCAGACCAGCTACGAGGCGCAGGTGGATTACTACACCCACTACATTCAATCACGCGAGGATTGGGAGTTCGTCGGTGTCTATACCGATGAGGGAATTTCAGCGACTAATACCAAGCACCGCGACGGCTTCAAACAGATGGTCAAGGACGCGCTTGCCGGGAAGATTGACCTCATCGTCACAAAATCGGTCAGCCGATTTGCCCGCAACACGGTAGACAGCCTCACAACAGTCCGGAAGCTCAAGGAACACGGCACGGAGATCTATTTTGAAAAGGAAAACATTTTCACCTTCGACAGCAAGGGCGAGCTGCTCATCACGATAATGTCCTCACTGGCGCAAGAGGAAAGCCGGAGCATTTCCGAGAACGTCACATGGGGTCAGCGGAAGCGGTTTGCAGACGGCAAGGTCAGTATGCCGTACAAGCAGTTCCTCGGCTATGAAAAAGGAGAGGACGGTACGCCCGTGATAAACGAAGAAGAAGCCGCCATTGTCCGACTCATCTATAAACTTTTCCTTGAGGGAAAGACGCCTGCTGGGATTTGCCGGTACTTGGAGCAACAGGGCATTCCGACGCCGTCCGGCAAGCAGAAATGGAGCCAGACCACAGTCGACAGCATCCTCTCAAACGAAAAATACAAGGGCGACGCGCTTCTGCAGAAGAAGTTCACGACCGACTTTCTCACAAAAAAGATGAAGGTCAACGAGGGCGAGGTACCGCAGTATTATGTGGAGCACAGCCACGACGCCATTATCGAGCCGTTGGAATGGGACATGGTGCAGGCAGAGATTACCCGGCGCAGGTCGCTCGGCAGAGCTTACAGCGGCAACAGTGTGTTCTCGTCGAAGCTGGTATGCGGCGATTGTGGTAGCTTCTTCGGTCAAAAGGTATGGCACTCCAACGACCCATACCGCAAGGTGATATGGCGGTGCAACAGCAAGTTCAAGGGCGAAACGAAATGCGGCACACCTCATCTTGACACGGAAACCATACAGCAGAAGTTCCTGATTGCCTACAATCGCCTGATGACAGACCGCGATAGCGTTATCTCCGACTGTGTCTCAATGCAGCAGGTTCTTTCCAACACATCGGCACTGGATGCAGAGCTCGATAGTCTGAACGAGGAAATCACGGTGGTGTCGGAGCTGGTCAAGACCTGCGTTAGGGATAACGCTTCCACAGCGCAGTCGCAGGACGAATACACCAAGAAGTACAACGGGCTGCTTGCCCGCTACGAGAAAGCGATGGCACGGCTTGCGGAGGTAACCGCAGAAAAAGAACGGAAACATGACCAAAACCGGGAGCTTCGGCTTTTCATTGAGGAATTAAAGAAACAGCCCCTCGTCCTCGAAGAATGGGACGAAAGGCTGTGGATTGCGATTCTCGACTGGGCGACAGTATTTCGGGATGGCAGGATCGCGTTCAAATTCAAAAGCGGCAGAGAGATTGAGGTGGAGCGTTGAGTGCTCCACCTT